GTGCTGCTGGAGGATGGCAACGAGGGCCGTGGCTGCGTCAGTCTGGTATTGCCTTAGCTGCATAGGGTTGCCTAGGGTTGCCTGATGCTATAGGATGCCAGAGCAACCCGCAAGAGCCCATGGACAACGCTGAGTACCACGCGCACCCAGCGATCAGCAAAAGCCACCTTGATTTGATCGCTCGCAGCCCACTGCACTATTGGGCGCGGTTTATTGATCCGAAGCGCATCATCCCCGAGCCGACCCAGGCCATGAGATTGGGATCCGCGCTGCACACCCATGTGCTTGAGCTGGACAAGTGGGACCACGAATACGCGGTGGCACCTGATGGCATAGATCGGCGTTTAAAGGCCGGCAAGGAGGCATGGGCAGCATTTGAGGCCGATGCTGCTGGCAAGACGGTGCTGAGCCGGGATGAGGCCGATCATGTGATGCACATGGGCAGAGCGATCCTGAGCCATCCTGCCGCTGCCATGCTGCTCAACCTGCCAGGCGAGGCTGAGACCACCCACATGTGGATGGATGAGCCGAGCGGACTCCAGTGCAAATGCAGACCGGACTGGTTGACCAATGACGGTTGCCTGATCGTTGACCTGAAAACGACTACTGAAGATGCCAGCCCGCAGGGTTTCCGCAAGTCAATCGCTAATTTCCGATACCACACTCAGGCTGCGTGGTATTTGCAGGGCGTCGAGTATGCAACAGGCACCCGTCCAGATCAATTCATCTTCGTGGTAGTCGAGAAGAAGCCACCTCATGCGGTTGCCGTCTATGCGGCAGATCAGGAGATGATCGAGATTGGCGGGCAGCACGCTCGGCGTGATCTGATGCGGCTGGCCGAATGCCACAAGGATGGCCGCTGGCCTGGCTATAGCGACGAGATCGAGATGATCGGGCTGCCTGCATGGATGCGGCCTCGGCCTGATGGATCCATTCCGCAAACCACTGAACCTATCCAGGAGTTTTAATTGTGGATGTAAATGATTATCTTTACTTGCATCATAGCTTCAACGGCACAAAAACTGGCGCTAAAATTGACAGCAGTTTTCCATATCTTGATATAGTATCAACCAAGAGAACGCATACAGTCGAGATTGATTTTATCGCAAAGCCATTGCCTGACCTGCCTTTGCGTCTTTTGATTCAGCATGTAATTGTTTATATGTGCCAAGGCAAGTATTATGGCAGTTATGGAACTTGGTGCATGGGCAAGTTTAAGAGCCGTGAGCGGTTAATTAAATGCTGTCATTGTATTGAATATTTATGGGCAAATATCTTAGAGGTGTCGTCATTTGATCGCTTAATATGCGCCGCTCAATCTGATTACAACAAACTCAAAAACGAGGCTTTATTCAATGACTGACTCCACAGCAATCACAACCACCAGCAGCGGCTCTGTCTTTTCTGGCATCGCTGCATTTGAGGACGCCCAGCGGATCGCCAAGGCATTGGCCAGCAGCACGCTGATTCCTCCGCAATTTCAAGGGCAGCAGGGCTTCGCCAACTGCTTGGTGGCTCTTGAGATCGCCAACCGGATGGGCATGGGCATCTTCCAAGTGATGCAAAACTTAAACATCATCCATGGCCGCCCAGGCTGGAGCAGCCAGTTCATCATTGGCCTGATTCAGGGCTGCGGTCGCTTCAAGGACTTTGACTTTGTTGTGACGGGCACTGGTGATGCGATGGCTTGTTACTGCACTGCTGTCAACGTATCTACCGGCAAAGAAGCCAAGGGGCCAACCGTGTCCCTTGAGATGGCCCGTAAAGAAGGCTGGACTAAGAACGCAAAATGGGGTTCGATGGGCGAAGTTATGCTTCGCTATCGAGCAGCCTCGTTCTTTGGCCGGATGTTTATCCCAGACCTGCTGGTGGGCATCCAAAGCCAAGAAGAGGTTATCGACGTGCAGGAGGTAAAGGTTCAAGCTCAAGAGCCTGCGATCTCCTTGAGTGACCTAAACGCCAAGATCGCCTCCGCTCAAGACGATGACCTCCTCTGAATTTCTTACGACACCCCAACTGGCGGATAGATGGCACATTCACCAAAACACTTTGATCAAATGGCGCAAGGTTGGTAAAGGGCCGTTCTTTACCAGGATTGAAGGCAACGTGCTCTACTCCTTGGCCGAGGTAGAGCAATACGAGCAGGCCAACCTCATTACTCACGAACCATGACTTTCATCGCTAAGGGCGCAATCTTCAAGAATACCCGCGAGAAGCTGCAAAAGCTAATGGGTGACAAGTTTGACGAAACTAAAAAGTACCCCGAGGTCGATGGGAGCTTTGGCATCAAAGACGAGGACCGGCTGGCTTTTGCTACCTACATCATGAACGCACCTCTTAACGACAGGAATGAAATTGCTGTCAAGGTGTCGGGCTACAACAATGTTAGTACCAATGGCGTTAAGTACATTGGCTTGACAATTCAGCCTGACTACAAAACCCAAAAAGCTGTGGAGGAAAAACTTGCCGCAGATGATGCTGCAACCAACTTGGCAAAAGCATTTTCCGGCAGCGCGTTCAGCGAACCTGAAATGGACTCGTTTTTCTAAGCATGAAATGTCCTAACTGCGGGTCAAAAGATATGCGGGCTATTTGCACTGACAGGACACCGGACGGTGCAACGATGCGCAAGCGGCGGTGCCATGATTGCAATCATGTCCAGAATACCCTTGAGATACAGGTGCCAGACAGTTGCTATGGCTGGCCCTCAAGCCAGGCAATAAAAGACACTGGCCGCAAGATAATCATGCTTACCAATTTGACGGACATCTTGCAGGACAAGTTAACCCGACTTCGCTACACCATTGGAGCACAATGACTTCAAATTTTAATGGCCTGACAATGCGCCGGTTTTACTTTGAGATTCCATCCGCTAATGTGCTGGAGTGCATCTGGGCACACAGCCTCTTTGAGGCTAAAGCCAAGGCCTCACTGACCTGGATGCCTTGGTGGAATGAGATCAAATGGATTGACCCCCAATGAGTGCCGACTTTCTTTCGCCATTAGAAAACGCATTTCTGCGTTGGGTTTTGAGCAGCCCTCGTGTTGGGTTGATCGCTGTCAAAGAATTTGGCACCGACACAGTTAGTGTCTTCCAAGACACTACCGATCCGTCCTTCGATGAACAAACTAATGAGCCGCCAAGCATGTTGCTTGAGAAGATTTTTCATGCCCCTGCATACGGCGAAGACGAATGATTTGCTTGCGCAACGGTCGGTTAATTATTGAACGACTAAAGTTATCAGAGAACTGGAGTGCAAGGTACAAGTTCCCTGGCTCTGACGCGATTGTCATTGACTTATGCACGCCCGACATCCGGCAGGCTTTTGTCCGGGCGCAGTATCATTACATTGCTCTGCGGGACAAGTTGCCGTTTGAGCAGGCGCGAGAGGCAATCGACGCAAAAGCACGTTGCTGGTTTTGCCATCACTGGTTGCCCCGCACCAATGAGTGCAGTCTTGGGTTTCCTGAAGCGCTGCAAAACAACGGGCTTTACGCATCAAGGTGCAGTCTTTATGAACAAAACAAGAAAAGTCTTAGCCCATATGGACAGGGGCGAGGGAAAATGGATTGATGTTCTGTGCGATTCCAGCGGAGAACCCTTCTATCAAGCTTGCGGACGCAATGGCACAATTTGTCGAATTACAAACGATTTGTGGCAAGCGGAAATCTACGTTCAGTATTACTAGCTATGTATTACGCATTTTGTTTTGGCTTATGGCACGCTGGCCCATTTGCATCAGCAGCGAGTGTTCAACTGTTTGCCGAACAGCATGGTATCGATGATTGGAAACTAATTGAGCTGTCGCATGTAAATTGCATATCCTGCATCAATGGCTAGCAACATTGAGGCGGCTAGGGCTCGTGCTGCATTGCCAAGCAACTGTTCTCAATGCGGATCGTTGGCCGTGTTTGTTTTAGAAAGCAGAACTACTGCTTTCGCAAGACGCAGACGCAAACGGTGCAGTCGCTGTGGGTTTCGGGAAACGACCTATGAAATTAGTCAAAAACTTTTTCAAGAATTAACTGGCAGAAAGCGATTCTCATCAGCACCAAAGCCAAAAGTAGAAGCGAGCCTGACATGTGCATCTTGTATCCATTGGTCAAATGGCAATTGTGGATTTGACTTTCCTGAGGCTGGGGGCTGGTTTGCTGCGGATTGCTCCTGCTACCAAAGCAGCTAATCGCCAGGTATTGTGGTTTTAAGCCGTGAATGGTTTTAGTGACGAGCATTTCACTTGCCGGACTCAATCTGATCAAAGATTTTGAAGGCCTGCGGCTCAGTACATACAAATGTGCAAGCGGAATTAATACAATTGGTTACGGCTCGACTGGCTCGCATGTCAAGCCAGGAATGCAAATCACGCAGTCAGAAGCTGACGCACTGCTTGCAAAGGATTTGGTGCGCTTTGAGCAGGCTGTAGATAGTGCTGTCAAGGTTCCAATTACGCAGTCACAATTTGATGCATTGGTGAGTTTTGCGTTTAACTGTGGCATTGGTGCATTACAGGAGTCAACCCTGCTGAGGCTGCTGAACCAGCGTGACTACATCGGTGCGGCAGCACAATTTGACCGCTGGGTGAAAGGCCCAAATGGTCCGTTGCCTGGCTTGGTGCGTCGCCGTGATGCGGAGGAGGCGCTGTTTCGCAAAGAGGTTTTGACTGGCGCTGCTGCCAAGACACCACCAGAGCAGGAGCCTGTCAAGCACAAGGTTTTTAAGATCACCGCCAAGCAAGACACGGTGTTGAAGAAAGCACCTATTGCCAGTGGCGATTTGGATGAT